TTGAGTCAAAGACTCAGTCGAACCGTTAACAGTGAAGCCGTTAGTGTTGGCATACTTCACAGCCTCTAAGTTGTGGACGTAGTCCAACTTGTGGTGTGTGTATGTATAACCTTTTGCGCCGGCTTGCTTGTTGGCGTCAACTAATTCTTTAAGCATACTTAAAGTTATTAGTTCACGTCCTTGCTCATCGGTATCATAAAAGAAGTCGCCAGCTTGGTTGTGACGGTACATAGTACCGGCTTTGAGAGTCTTAACCTTATCGGTTAAGTCTGACCAGCTCCCGCCGCGCTCACCCTTAGAAACCTTTTGCCAGTGCTGGTTTAGGTGAAAACCAGACGATGCATAGCAAGTTGTTTGATAGTGAGGACAGGTTGTCGGACAGGATTGTTGAGCTGAAGTCGTGACCATTAGTCGTCCGACCTTGCTATTACTGGATTTTGGTGTGATGTGGACAGTCATAAGTGTGGACGAATGTGGACAGAATAACTAGACTACGTAGTAGTTAGTTAAGTGCGTCCTTGCGGAGTTGAACCGCAAGCTAAAACCCAGACGCTAACTAGCTTAAGCTAGTTGTAGTTGCTGCTTACTGTTGTAAGTAGCACCGATTAGCTTATAGCTAAGCTTGCCGGTGTTTCTAACCTCATCGTTGAACTCAAGGACAGCGTCCTTGACCAAAGACTGTACCCAGAAACCAAGGCTCATGTTAGGGTTAACCAATAGGTTAAGGATCTTACGACGGCTAACGTTTGAGTACTTGTACTCATAGCCGTTAGCTTTGAATCTCAACACTGCAGTAGCAGTGAATGGGTTTACAGCGATTGCTTCAACGCAAGTTGATGAACGATGAGTTGGGATGATGAACATAAAATTTTTGAATGAATGAATAACTGAGTAGAGAGTTGTAGTTAAGTTATATTATCTCTCTCACCCTAAAGGGAGAGAGAATATAACATAACTAAAACAACTCTAACTACCTCTCCAGTATAGTCCCAATCTGTCCACTTTGGATCGCTTTATTTACATTCTGTAACAGTACATAGTACTGTTGTTTGACATGGCAACAGATCGCTTGACTTGCAACTCTCAGCCTCACGCGTCGCGAATGTTTAGATCACGCGCGATTATGTCCTCGGCGGATTGATAGTCCGCAGAGAACCCAGTGACCGACAGCGTTTTGCTTCGTACATGCCGCGATAACCAAGTCGCGCGATCAATTAACGCGTGCCTGCCTGCGTTAGAAAGAGCGACCCCCCCATGGGGGCTCCTGCCGCCGTCGACTATATATAATACTCTTCAGACATTTTTGCCAAAAATCAAGGAGCTTGTCCACTATCGTGCATAAACTTCCGTAGCCCGGCATCGGTCAAATAATGCTCAAACATATAGTCAAATACCTCTGGAGGAACCGTACAAATCTCTGCTCCAGCGTTGAACGCTAAGCCGACTGTCAACGGATCTCTTATACTCGCAGCTAATATCTTTGTATCCGATCTGTTTCTACTGAACACAGTCGCTATATCACGAATCAAACCAATACCATCTTCTCCATTATCATCTAACCGTCCAATAAAGGGAGACACGTAAGTAGCTCCTGCTATAGAGCATAGTATTGCCTGCTCAACACTAAACACGAGAGTCATATTAGTTCTGATGTTCATGTGAGAAAGTATCTTGCAAGCTTTAATACCTTCTACAGTGCAAGGCAGCTTAATAGTTGCCTCATGTGTCCAGTACTTACCGTATTTAATTCCATTTTGTAGAAGGTCTTCAGCAGTTGTACCATTAACCTCTATCGAGAGGTCTTGTATGCCTAGATCTTCTATCAGGTCAGCATAGACATCATCAGGTTCTCTACCACTCTTCTTAATAAGTGTAGGGTTAGTAGTAATACCTGAGATAACGCCTGTATATAACCTTTTATCAATCTCTTTAATAATTGCTGAATCTAAAAACAGCTTCATCTAAAAACTCCTATACGGGTGAGGAGGTACAAAGTTAGTACCGTCCAGAATAGTATTTCTAATCCGATATTATTCATCTTCTTCTGGGTAGTAGCCAATGGTATAACCATCTTCTACTTCTTCTATAACAGCTTCATAGACAGTATCAGGGTGTTCTACCATGTACTTCTCTATCGCTGAATCAACAGTTTGTTTAGCCTTTAGATCTATGTATCTATTTTCTAAACCAATCAACATACCTAGTATTAGGAAGTTAATAGGTGGGAAAGGAGTCTTTAAACTCTTATATAACTCTTTAAAGGTATTAATCTTTAACTTATGTTCCATATCTAGTTAACGTAAGTAGGTAGAGGTGATATCTATAAGGGATATCCAGCTAACAGTATCTATTAGGAGGGAGAGTCCACCCTTCTCTCCCCTAAAGGATGGTGATTACCCCTAAACCCAGTTGTTGTATGCTTTCTTACCTGCGTTACCTCTAGCCTCTCTACGCTGCTCTACATCGAGTCCTAAGACAAGGTGATTAGTAGCTGCTTGAGGGTCATCTATGAATTGTTCTAGTATGTCGTTCCACTCTTCTTGCTTCTTTAACTTGATCTGTTCCTTAGCTGAGATAGCTAGTGCATCTATGTAGTATTTTACTCCCTGTGCTAAGCAATCAAGCCTATCGTCGTGTTTGACAGCGTATTTCTGTCTACACATACGACTCATTTGGTAGAACAGCATGTATAGAAGCCTTTCTTCGGGTGCTGCCTCTCTGTTTGAGTTATAGTCCCATTCGATGAGAGAACGATTGACAATAAGCCTATGTTGATTAAGAACAGGCTCAAGGGTATCAATAATACGATCTTCTTTTCTGACATTAGCTCTTACTTCTTCTACGAGTATTCGTTGTTTAGTTTGTTGAAGATGCTTTTTGAATAGCTCAGCTACGATACCGTCACCGAAGTTAGATTCGATAACCATTGTATTTACGTTGTACTTCTCACACCCTTTGAGTATGTCTAGAAGTGTATTGTCTGAGTATCCGTCTCTGTATGCACGCATCTCGTGTACATAAAGGAAACCATTCTTTTGTGATATGTAGCAGGCTGCGGTTTCATCGGCTCCACGTCCGGAGGGGTCAACACTGCATATGGTTTCTTGGTATTTAGTCCATTCACCCTGCATCTGCATAGGTGAGTAGAAGTAGTCTCCCGGTAAACCAACTGTAGGTAAGTCTTTTAAACAGTTCCTAGGGTCAGAGCACCATATAACGTTGTCTGGAGCTTCTTTAGGGTTAACACTTGCTACTACAAGGTCAGCCATCTTAAGTGGGAACTTCTCTGCGTCTGACAGACTTGTATCAAGCATGAACTGCAACATAAAGTTGCTACGTCCCATGGACGCTTCTCTTTCTACCAGATCATCTTCTGTGAATCTGTCGTCAGTAGGAGCCCAAGGCTGAACGCCGTTATCTATGTCTTCTTGTAGCTGTGGAGCTATAAGTCCTTCGTAAGGTGTATTGTTTCTTGGGTATCTTGCGGTCCAAACAAACGGTCTGTAATTCCTAGCTGCCAATTTACGATAAATAGTAAAAGTAGTCTGAGGAGTCCCGAGATACATAATACGGCTATCGTCTTTCGGCGTAAGGATTGATTCTGCTTCTGTGCAGAGCTGAAGTAATTTTTCACGCATCAGCTCCGTCATGCTGTTCCCGGGAACTTCTATGTCGTCCAGAATCATTAGATCCGCACGACTTCCCGTTAACTGACCAGTAATACCAACACTCTTGACTGATGGTGCCTGATGAGGTGAACATGCGACGTCGAAGGAAATTCTTGACCATCTCCCGTCGTCGCTCTTTGGTTGTAAGTGATTTAGCCATGGTGTTTCGATAATTAGTTTCTGTAAGAAGATACTCATGTTGTCTGCTCTTTCCTTAGATGCAGAAATTATCATTATTTTCTTTTCCGGGTCATTAAATAGAGTCCATAAAACAAAAGCACCAGTAATCCAGCTCTTGCCAACTCCCCTAAATGCCTGTATCTGTAGTCGCTTGGGACCACTCTGCAAGTAATCTGCAATTGCATATTGTGCCCTTGTTGGAGAAGGGAGATCAAGCTGGTCCCATAATGCTTGCAGAAACAGCTTGAAATCGCCCTGTAAGGACGTTAAAACGTCTTTCATGTACGAATGTGGAT